GCCTTTTGCGTCAAGGGAGAGGGTTGCCCCCTTGGTCGTTTGACCTTGGAGAAACTTTTTTTGCCCTTGTTCGTCGATCAATTGGCACCCAATCAGGAAACCACCTTTTCGCATCGGCAGCACTAAAAGTTTTTTGCCGTCGGTTTCCCAAACATCCGCGACTTCTTCTGGGAATCCCTTCGATTCAAGGTAAGGGTGGGTTAGCTTTTTGCACTGGTGCAGAATCCATCCCGCCTTCTTAGCCGCTGCCTTCGCCTCGTCCATGCGCTGGCGGTTTGCTTCACGCAATATTGGCCGGTAGTCAACCTTTGAATTGGAGGTCCACATAACGGGGGTTTGCATGGTCGCCCAGTTTTGAACCCATCCAATGTCGCCAAGGAATTTGTAGCGGCCATTTCTTTTGCGAGGGTGGTCCTCTGTGGGGGTTGCAATCCAGCGGTGAGGGATGAGGCTGCGAACAATCAGACCGTGTGAGCGAGCAAAGTCATCGAATCCCATCATAGTCCCCTATGTGCATGGTGCACGCGCTGTTGTTTCGCCCAGGCAATCATCCGCGACCGAACCCATTTCTCTGTTGTGGAGTCGGGGGGTTTGATGGTTTCAATTAAATTTCTTGGCCAGACACCAAATCGTTCTTTGTATTTATGGCCTGCCCAATTGGGGTTGTAGTTTCTACTTTGAGCAATGTAGAGGAGCTGCGAGTAGAAGTCCTGCTTGTCCACGCTCACACTTTTTTTGCGTCCACTTAATTCTGTGAGCTCTCCTGGAAGGGTCATGATTTGATTCACGCGCTGACGAACATAGCCACAACTTACGCAAGTATCGGAAGCCTTTGGCCACAATGCTTCGCACTTTGGACAGCGAGCCTCTTTCTTTTCTCGTTCGGTAGGCTCCTTCTTCGCCTTGTCTAGCTTCTCATCGAGCTTGTGCACACCAATCTCATACACTTCGTCCCAGTCATCCCTGAACCGCAAGTAATTTCCTGAGTGATCCAGCCAGATGCCAAACTCTTTCCCAGGGTACGAGCGCATGACGCGACCCATCTGTTGAACATGAGAGCTCAAAGACTTTGAGAACGGTCGAGCCGATACGCCAATCATTACATCAGGAACATCGAACCCTCTTGTGAGAATGTCTGTAGCAATCAAGCCATGTATTTCTGTATCAGGCCGCGCGAAGTCTTTGATCGCCTCACGCTTAAAATCGTCGTCGTCTTTGTAGCTGATGCTCACAAAGTTATAGCCCGAGCGCGCAAACTTTTCTACAAGATCGGCACCATGAGACACGCCAGCACAAAAGACAATGGTTTTTCTCGGACCGCCAAACACTTCATGCGTCTTCTTGATCCACTCCTCGACTATGTCTCCCGTAATTTTAATGCCGCGCTCTTGAACTTCGTCGGCACGCCACTCGCCACCAATCTTCTTTGCCCCACTCATGTCAATTTCTTTGGCGATAAATACTTTGAGGGGTGTAAGCCACTCGTTATCCACAAGGAAGTTTGTCGTCGAACCCACAACGACATTGGAATAAATCTCGCCAAGACCTTTGGTAAATGGGGTTGCCGTCAGGCCGATGACCTTTAAGTCTGGCCGAGCTTGGATGTATTCCACGACTTGCTTACGCATGATATGGCACTCGTCGATGATCAAAAGGTCCGTCTCTGGGAAGTCATCACGACGCTCAAGCGTTTGTGCCGAACAGACTTGCAGCCGTTCGTAAGGCCGGTAACGCCAATGAATGGCTTGGAATACACCATGCTCAATGACGTACTTGTCTAGTCGTTTGCTTGTTTGATCTACTAAAACGATGCGGTCCAGGATCATTGCGGCGCGCTTATATTTTTGCGCTGTGGCCTGCATCATGTAAATGGCAATCTCTGTTTTGCCGTAGCCTGTTGGTGCGTAGAGCAACTGCTTTTTGTGGCCCTGCTTAAAACCTTCGCGTAATTCGTCGATAGCGGTGAGCTGATGCTCCCTAAGATTTAATTCCATAGGTTCTCCTTGACTGCCGAGTTCCCCTCGGCGTGGGCTAGGAACTTACTGTTCCAACTTCTTTAACTTCGTCTGCAATCCCCTCACGGTTTTCATTAACTGATTGTTTTCAACTTGAAGCGAATCGCGGCTGTCGCGTAACGCTTGGTTCTCTATCTCTAATAACTTAATTTTGGTGCGTAAGTCACTTAGGGTTTCCTCTACATCTTCTTTCTCAATGTCGGTAGCGTCCCATTGTGCAACCATGATTTTGTCTTGGGCGTCACGCAGCTTCTCTTCCAGGCTGGTGATGGTATCAACCATCTCGGCGACTTGAGAATCGTTTTCCATGGGCGGCGGCTCATCAGGCGGTGGAGCTGCTGGCTTGCGTTTCATCTCCTGAACCTTGCCATTGCGCGTGTACTTAATTGGCTTGATCTCGGTCGCTTCTTTCGCTTCCTGATAACTTTCCTCTCGAATCTTTTTGATAAGCCGATTGACTGTCGTTCGTGAACAGGGGATCAACTTGGCTTTTTGAGCATTGGACCATTGCGAAGTCTCTTCGTCCGTCTCCATCCAACGCAGTATTTTGTGATAGTCAAGATTGTTATAAGGAATGGGGCTTGGGCCATTGGCCTTGATGCCGTTGAAGAACGCATCACGCGCGGTGCCTACGTGGACAATGGCTGCTATTTCTGTTTTGCCTGCGCTGCGGTGAGCTAGGTACCTATGCCAGCCGCTTGATATGTGTATCTTGGCTCCGTCGTTATAGAGCTCGATGGGATCAAACTCTAGCCCTTCTTCCAACAAGTGCGTGTACTCGTTGACCTTCTCTTGATTGATTGCTTCTCTTACCTGTGTGTTGCTGTCTGTACAAATGTCAGCCAGCTTAACTTTTGTTGTTGTCATCAACATCTCCTAGCGTGAGGTGCGATAGTAACTCAAACGAAAATTGTTATGCAAGCGATTTAATCACCGCAGTAGCACGGAAGCGACTCATCTGCAAACAACGGCTGTTGGTCTTTTGCAAACTTCATCATCTGTGCGTACGATGGCCGGTCCGACCGAAACCTAGCGCCATCACCTGTCGTCATTCCTGACGACTGAATTACTGTCTCCATCTTTGCCCACCAAATTCCACGCTCTGGCTTTTCTTGAATCAGACTGAGCACTTGATTGCCGCCCTTTAGAAAACATAGATCGCAATTGCCGTGCATCGTCTTGCCATTCATGTTCGGCAGCCCGAGGTCAAATGGCTGCTCTAACCAGAACTTACCAACATCTTGGGAGGTTACCCCAGCGACATACAACGGAACCCGCTCACGGGCCATTTTGACGGCACGACGGTGCTCATCTGCGCGTATGCCTACCCAGTCCATGTTCTCATCATGCTCCCAGCCCAGGCTCTTAAGGTAGCGGTCAATGGTTCGTATCTTGAGAATGGCCGTGCAGAATCGGGTTACAGGGTTGGGTAAATACTTACGTTTCTTGATCAGCATTTCAAAGGGTTCGCCATTGCGGCTGGCTGTCTCGAAATTGACGCGCCGGAACTTTGGGTCGTCATCGTGATACTCAAGCCAGTGAATCTCAACGCCCCAGTTTGCCTCACAGTCTTTGACAAACTGTAAGGTGGCTTCTTCTTCTTTACCGGTGTTTGCGAAGACCGCGATGGCCTCGTCCGGCATCCCGCCGTTGGACTGTAGAACCCGCCACAGTAGGTACGCCGAGGTCCGACCGCCGGAAAAACTAATGACGGTGGGCTCTGTTATCTTGAACGGATCTTGCATCCCATACCCCTTCGACACTCCCTGTTTAACCCCTGTTACTAACCACTGCTAACTACCCCCTGTCCTTTGGTGGGCAAGACTCAGCCATCCCCAGTTAAGGGGATAAGCCTTTACGAGTGCCTGTCCTTCGGAGCCGCATCGACTCGCCAGCCGTTCGTTGTTAGGGCGCTAGCTTCGCCACCCATGTCCGATGTTTCAACAACTTTCCCCCAGTATCGGCTCTTAAGCTATGCGCTGGCGTTGAGACCCCGTCCACATAACCGCAGCCGGAAATGAAAAAACCCTTTAGTGGAGCTTGGGCTTGACAGGCCAGCACTCGGTCAGAGTGAAGTGCATAACAAGCCCCACTAAAGGGTTCTGTCTCTGACCAAATGCCGGATCGTCACTTCCGACCCTCATAGGATAGCACAGCTTGGAAAGAGTTTCCAAAAAAAATGACTCTAGTCCCATTTTTTTAACTCTCGGCTTATGAAATTAGGGGGGGGCCGATACCAGGCCCTTGGCCCGGCGTACCTTTGGCTGTATACGAGGGGAGACAACCAAAAGCTACGAGCTATTTTCGGTCGCTGCGCCGACCCGGCCCCCACCAAACTGTACCAAAAAAAACCCCCGGACAGGCCGGGGGCGGGGGTTTTCCCTGTGACTCTGCTAGGAGAGGGAAAGAGTCGAGGAGAATCGACAGACCGACTATAGGCCTACCCGCCCAGTTATGTCAACCAACCACCTTAAGTTTGCCATTCAAGAATAGCCATGCAATGGTGGCTCGGTGGGCTTCCTCCCACATCTCTACCTTCTCGGCCTTGGAAAGATCTGCACCCTGGTCACAGCGGGTATGGCACCTGTAACACATGGCCGCGATCCTGAAGTCATGAGCCTTGATGGACCTGCCTTTACCATCTTTGAGTTGATTCGAGTGGGCGGCCACCACGGTGCCGTCTTGGTTAAAACAGACCATGCACGGAGCATCCCGGACAATCTCCAGCAGCCGGCGATCTCGGTACATCATTTGAGTTTGTATTGCACGGGTTTGCTGGGAATGGCTTCGACCTTCCCTTCGGCACTCAACTCTTTTAGAACCCGCAGCACGCTCGAGTCAGACAAAATGTAGTGTTTGGCCAGCTTTTTAACAGTGACTGGCGCTTGGTGTAAGGTCATGTAGTCAAAGACACACTCTCTAACCGTTCTCATCGTTCAATACCTTCTAAGCGATCAGAAACAAGTTTGGCATACCCTGCAATATCTACCCATGAGTCTGCGTAGTTAGGGTCACCGTTAATAATTCTAGCAATCTTGTGCGCAATCATTTCTAATGCTTCTCGCTGGTCAGCCGCAAGCTCTAGGTCTTGTCTTGAATTAAACATTACGGACTTAATTGCCTGACTAATTTCTGCATGACCTTTGAATTTACCGTATCGGGTACCACGTTCGTTTAGCGTTTTGGTTATCTTGTCTGCTGGCACTTTGTATGGCACACCACTCACCCGCATGGTTTCGTCAATAATATCTTTGAGCGTTTCCGGTTTAGTCATGCAAACTCCTAATCAAGTGGCAGGTCCGAGACAACCTCTTGGAATTGCTTTTGAAATTCAAGAATAATCTCCCGCTGCGGCTTAGTAAGCTGTTGATATTTTAACGTACCTCGTATCAACTCCCTGGTCTGATGCAGGGCAATCTTATATTCAGTGCCTCGAAAAGCATCTTCAGCCTGGGAGCGTTCTTCATCAGTAAATTCAAACACTACTTTCATCTTCATTTCCCTATTGTCCACCAACTGGTTGTTTGTTGGCCCAGACTTCAAGGCAAGCTTGTTCAAGCTCAAAGTTCACCGGGTTCGTGCTTAGTGCATCTTTGGCACCACGCTTGTAGATGCTGATTAGTTCTTCAGCCCTTGTGGTTTCTGTGTCTTGGGAAGTGTACGGTTCACTCATCACACGTTGCCATGCAAGCACCGTCAGTATCCCAATCACAAAGCCCAGCAACCAATTGACGATTTGTCTCTCAGTCATGTGTTCTTCTCCTTTAAGTGAGCCGCGACAATCTCAACCCCAACTAAACCCAGGGCTTTCCAGTTTGCCTTTACCTCATCCGTTAACCCAACCCATTCTGGTTGCGCCGCTGCCTCCCGCAGAACTCGTATATGACCTGCCATGTCACCCGTGCAGTTCTTGTACTCACCGGCTTCCCAATGGTTCAAAAGTGCTTCTGCTGCTTGTCTTAGTTTCATGTCTCACCCTCAATTAGTAAAGTCTTTAACAAACCGGCGTGGTTGATAGAACTCAGCGATTAGTTGATTATTTTCTCCACGTGACTGACGTTCTGCGCTCCACTGCCAAACACGAAGCCGGTCAT